ATTCTCGGAGTTCGGTCCAGTACTCATGTTCGCAGGCGACATCATCTCCGTGTCGGCAGCATCCGGCCAGGTCTGGTCCTTCAACGATTACCTGCCAAACACCCGGCTCTCACCGGTCGCCACGTCCGCATACCTCGACGGCGGTGCAACCTACGAGTCGAGCGTCATCACCAAGGCGTACAACCTCAACGAGCCGATCCCCGACAAGATCGGGTACAGCGTCCAGCTTGCGTTCGACAACCCGTACACCACGCAGAATGTTCCGGTGAGCGTCTCCTACGCCAAGGACATGAGCGGGACATTCTCGACCATCGACCCAGCCTTGAACATCACGGCTTCGCAGAAGTTCCTCAAAGCCTACAACCTGATCAGCAAGGGCCGCTGGAACACCATCCAGTTCAAGGTGAACACCAACTCGGGCGGAAGACTTTGCTTGCAGTCCACCATCCTGTCAGGGTTCGTTGATTCCGTTCGACCCCAACAGTGAACGCTCATCCCACAATCATCTCGGCGGCCAAACTGCTGAAAGAGAAGTGGCCTACTTGTTCCACATGGAACAATGACGAGTTGCTCAACTGGATCGGCATCTTCAATTCCAAACGACAGATCGGCATCGTCATGGATGGTGACGAATGCGTTGGCGTAGGGGCCGTCCGATTCCTCAACTCCATCGAGGAATCCAAGGACATCTACAACGATGATCCGAACGGTCACATCGCTTGGATCGAGGTGGTTGTGACCAGCAAGCCGATGGCGGTCCAGACACTCTGGCTGGCCATGAAAGCGCGGTGTTCCCCCAACGTCACCAAGATGGGCGGAACCAACGTCTACACGGGCGTTTCGCGTTTGTACGATTTCGAGCGGTACTTCAAACTGTTGATGAACGATAGGATTTGCTATGGGAGGAGATTACAGGGCACCTGATTACGCTGCTGCGAACCGGGAAGCGGTCATGGCACAGGCGGAAACATTTCCGCTGATCCGCCAAATTGAAGCCGCGTCTAGAATCGGCGCAAAGGTCGATGTTCCTGTCTATCAAGACGGGAAAGCAACCGGACAGTTCAAGACCGTTGATTTCGGTCCGATGTCCGACATTGCTCAGACGAGGGCAATCGGAAGGGCTCTGGCCGAGATGGCTCCTGAGCAGGCTCGCGCCCAGTACGAAGCGTCTCAGCAAAGGGTTTCCCCAGGCGGACCAACCCTTGGAGAGGCAACGGCGATGCAACGCCGAGCAGAGCTTCAAGCTCTTGATCCTACCAGGTACGGACTCTACGAGACGTTCCTCAAGGACATCGGTCAACGCCCCATCGCGCAGGATCAGATCGAAGCTCCTCGGTACGAGCAGGTAGGGATTCCTTCCGCTCCCCAAGATGTCGGTGAAGCGCAGCGGATCCGATCCAATCTCGAGCGTCAGATCTCCGCCGGTCTCGCTCAGGCCGGAACCGCAGATCCCGCGCTCATCCGCGCTGCTCAGCAAGCCGTTCGAGCCCGTGGCACTACCACGGGTGCCGCACTGAGCGACATCCAGTCCTTCCGCGAGGCTCGTGCCGTCAGCGAGGCCATTGCCAACGCGGACATGCAGCGCAGGGCTCAGGCCATGAGCCTGCTTCAGTCTGGCCAGACGACCAGCGATGTCGCCAATCGGCAGGCGCAGGAGTCGTTCCAGAACATCCTCGCCGCTACTGGCCAACGGAATACCGCCCAGCAGCAGACCTTCGCGGGCCAGATGGCTTCGCAGCAGCAGCGTCAGAGCGTCCAGCAGCAGAACACCGCCAACATCCAGTCTGCTCTTGGTCTCCAGCCGATTGTCTCGCAGGCCGCTCAGCTCCCCGGACTTCAGCAGGGTGCATCTCCGTTCGCTCCTCCCCAGCTCATCCAAGGAATGCAGCAGGCAGGTCCGGGTCAGCTCGCACAGCTTGGAACCGGCTTCGCGTTGCAGAACGCCCAGAACGCATACCAAGCCTCGCAAGCCGGATCTCCGTTGGCTGTGTTCGGTGCCCTGACTCAAGGCATTGGAAGCCTCGGAAGTGCATATCGAGGATTCAACAGTCCTTACGGGGGTTGATCTATGGCCGAACCGCTGGATAGCTACTTCTTGTTTCCCGAGGGCGGAGAGGCGTCCGAGCTTGGGTTCACCCCGAGCGCGGAAGTTCTCGGTCGATACCCCATCGATCTGTCCACGGGGTTGGCCACGTTGCAGCCTCCTCAGGATCAGGGGCCGGCGATCAGCGATCTGGAACGCATTGCCTACGCCGCTCCGACTCCTCCTGCTAGGATTGACGTTCCTCCAAATCTCAACGCGGGCTTGGCGACACTCCAGATGCCTCAGGCTCCTGCTCCCACGCCTTCGCTCGCCAGCCCGGCATCATTTGCCGCAGCACCTGCGGTTACCAGATTCACCCCGGAACAACCAAAGGTCGCGGCAGCAAACATCGGGGGACCTCTCGATCCGAAAACCGAAGACAGGTACAACGTCATCGGAACCGTAAAGGATGACAAGGAAACCATCTCTCCAGCTCCAGTAGCGGGGACCGGTGGTGGGGCTCCAGACATACGGGTCGAACAGCTCACTCCAAAACAGATGGATGAGCTTCTGCTCAACCAGACTCCGACCACGGTCACTCCTGGGACCGAGACGCCAAAGGAAACCAGCGAATATGTTCCCGCTCGCGTCATCCTTGAACCGATCAAGTATGACCCGTTTCCGATTTCCGAGTTCCAGTTCAACGAGCCGGCAAGGACAACCACATCGGTTCTTACAGCAACACCTGGTGTCCCGGTTGTTTCAACGTTGAGGCCGACAACTATCGAGTCGCCCATGCGTCGGGCGGTCGAACGGCTCGCTCCCGGCATCTTCCGAGACATCAACTACGATCCCGAGCTGATCCTCGAAGCCGCCATGCGGAGCATGGGTCCGCGCTACGCAAAACAGTCGCTTCTCGAAGAACAACGGATGTTTGAAAGGATGAAGTAAATGGCTACTCCTCAATTTGGAAATCTAGAACAGCAGGCCACGCAGCGGATCAACCCGTTACTCAAGGGGTTGTCGATGCTTACCGGAGGAATTGCCGGCGAACTCACCGGGACCAACGAGCAGATCCGTCAGCAGCGGGCCGCTCGCAGGGCTCTGCTTCAAGAGGAACTCCAGAAGCGGGACGAGCAACGAGCCCTTGAGAGACAGTTGATGATTAACGCGCTCCAGCAGAACGTTGGACAGCTTGAGGGAGCTACGTTCGAGGAGAGGATGGCCGACTTCCAGAAGAAGCGGCTCCGTCAGGAGATCGCAGGGCAGCAGGGTCGAATCTTTGGGTTGGGGCAATCAATCGGTCCTTCGCCTTACGAAGCCGAACCGACCTTCCAAGCCGGAATGGCCAAGGGACAGGTCGAGCTTGCCGAGAAGAAGGCGATGGCTGGTGCCGAAGAGGAAATCCAGCGTCCTTCGCTGGAAGCCCAGCTTCGTGGATTCGGAGCGACTCCTCGCACTGGTGCGCCCACCGGAGAACTCCGAGGCCAGCTTGAGCGTATCCGCATGGAGACCCAGAGCAGGATTCCTGTCGAAAGCAGGGCTTCTCAAGCAAAGGCTGAACTTACTGCTTTGCAGGGAATGGGCTTTGTTCCTAGCCCGATGAACATTGAGTCGCTTACTCCAGAGCAGGCGATTGCCCAAGCCGACATTTACGGTCGAAAGTATCAGCAGGAATCCTACGTCGGAGCTTTTGATCGGAAGGCAAAAGCTGAACGCAAGGCGATCGATGAGTTCAATGTCGAGGCTGGCAAAGACTCCCCCGATCAGACCAAGCTCAAGACCCTGTTCTATGATCTCCCGACGGATGCTCAGAAAGACGCTCGCAACCGCATGATTGCCGGTGTCACTCAGGCTCCTACGCCAAAGGAACGCGAATCGCTGGTCAAATACCGGGAGATGCTCGGTGGAGCGCAAAACCTTGCGACATCTCTGTCGTCTCTGGCTGGATCCGAGAACCTAGCGAAGGTTTCTCAGGACAACTTCAACGGATTCCAAAGCTGGTTGCGCGGAATCAAAAACAAGTACGGAGCCGAGGATTCTCGACTCAGAACCATCAACGACATCGTTCAGCAGTTCGAGGCTGTCGTCGCAGGAAAGCGCAAAGATTTGTTCGGTGCTTCGCTCACCGGCAACGAGCTTGAATCTGCTAGGCAGCAATTCGCTGATCCCAAGTCGGCCAACTTCCTGCCGCGCATGGTTCAGTTCCTCGACGGAGTGTTCAGCCGCGATGTGGTCAACGAGGACTACAAGCAGTTCGGTATCCAGGTTCCTGCGGAACTCGAGAAGACTGTTCAAGACGCCCGCCAGAAATGGCTCACGACTCGTGAGCAACTCAACTTTGGGAATCTGGGTGGGACTCGCAGAGGGTTGTCGAACGAGGAGTCAGCAAGACTCAGGCAGCTCCAACAGAAGAGGGCTCAACAGTAATTTATTTGTATGCCACTTACCGCTGCTGAAGAGGCCGAATTGGCCCAACTCGAAGCTAAACTTGCCGGTTCTCAAGCGGCAGAGCCGCAGCTTACGGAAGAGGAACAACAGCGCAGGATTGCGATGGCCACTGCCGCTGCCCGTGCTGGTGGCGGTGGATTCATTACTCCTCCGCTTCAGCCTGCGGCTTTTACTTCCGAAGAAGTGGTTCCAGCACTTCTCCGCTACGGCGTCCCGCTTGGTGCCGGGTTGGCCACGGGTCCGGTCGGTGGACTCGCAGCTCTTGCCAGAACCGCAGCAATCACGGGCGGGGCCGCTGGCCTAGGAGAAGCCGGCGCGCAGACCGTTGAAAGGGTTGCCGAGGACAAAGAGTATCGACGCGGAGAAATCTTGGGCGCGACGATCCGTGGTGCTGCTCCGCTCATCAGCCGTGCCCCCATCAAGACCATCCTCGCTGCCGGAGGAGCAGGCGTGGCAGGAGGCGCAGCCGAAGGGAAGACGGGTGGGATGGAGATGGCCGGTGAGTTCGTAAAATCCGCTGCACCGGTCGGGTTCCTTCAAGGGCTTTCAGCAGGATCAAGGGCTCTCGGAGAGTTCGTCCAAGGCGGAATGCAGCGGGCATCGGAGGTGGAAAGAATCGGACCCGGAGTTCAAGCCACCATCGGTCAGGCATTCCCCGAGTTTGCCGGCCTGGAATCTCGCGTTGCGGCCCAGACAGGAAGCCAAGAGCTTCGCAAACAGCTCCAAGACCAGTCTCAGGCCATTGCGAGAGCTGTCCAAGGGGTCATGGGGGTTCCTGCTGAGAACTATCCGAATCTGGTCAACAGGATCGCCCAGACAATCGGGGATCTCGGACCAGAAACCGGCGCACGACTGGCCAACGAAGCGCAGAATGTCACCTCTGCATTCGGTGCCGTCGAAAAGGCGCGTTCAGAAGCCCAGAAGAGCCTCGCTCAAGACGCTCTCAAGGAAGCCCAGCAAGCGTTCCAGAAGGCCATCGAGGTCGAAACCCTCAAGGGTGGAATCCGTGGCGGAGGCGTTCGCCAGTATCAGCCAGCGACCATGGGTGCAGAGGTCGAGGATGTCATCCAAAGCACCAAGAAAGCGTTCACAGATCGATCCGCTGAACTCTACCAACCGGTCAAACAATTCGAGAACACGCCAGCATTCGATCTCGGCCTCCCAGCAGGCCAGAACGTAGGGTCTGTCGAGGACGAGATCCTTGGCCTGCTCAACAAGTATCCCGCACTCCAAACCGGAGAGCAGAGCCGTGTCTTCACCCCGTATCTTCGCAAGCTCGAAGAGATCCTTGCCAGCAAGACACCGGCCTCATTGAACGACCTCAGGGCAATCCGAGACCAGCTCTACGACGCTTCCGATGTCGCTGGCCAAGCGTTCGGTACGGCTGCGAAGCGCGACATCCGCAACGTCGCCAAGCGGATCACCCAAACCATCGACTTCCAAGCCCCGTACTTCCTAGGGCAGCCCGAGGCTCTTGCCCTCAAGGAAGCCAATGCTTTCTACAGCCAGTTCCGGCCAAGGTTCGACGAGTTCGGAGTCGTCCAAGCCTTCAAGCCGGGAACCATGGAGACCGGCCAGATGGCTGAGATGTTCACGGGCCGTGTCGCTCGCCAAGGAACCGAAACTCCAGGCTTCGCAAATCCCTACACGCTGCTGCAAGACCTCAGAAAAGCGAACGTCGCCAACGTGCCAGCCCCGGAGCGTTTGGCCGACATCACTCGGTCAGGAATCGTCGATCGATCCATTGATCCCGTCACAGGAGATGTCGATCTTTTGAAGCTCGCTGGCGATCTCAACAGCATTTCAAAACAGGGCGGCGGCGGATTGCAGCAGCTTGGCTTCGGAACCAAGCGGGAACTCGATCGCTTCGTCCAATACGTCCAGAAACTCGACCCAGCTCAGGCGAAAGGCCCTGAGGCAGTTCTGGAACTCCTCAAGACTGGCACCCCCGCTGGCTTCGCGGTCGCTTCTCGCGCCGTCCGCACCCTGCCCGACCTCGCAACGGTCGATTCGGTCATCAAGACCCTCGAAAAGCAGGCCGTGGCAGGCTCCAAGGTTGCCGAAAACACCCTGCTGAACATCAGGGCGCGTGAAATCGAGGACTTGCTCCTCAAAGCAAGCTCCGAAGGCCGCGTGGCGAACCTCGGATCACTCACCGAGCTGGCCGATCCAGCCATGCGAGACAACGTGGAACGAATCATCGGAAGAAACCTGATGAACCAGATCGATTCGACGTTCATCCTAGGATTCCGAGTCATCGAGGAGGCTCGACAGGCTGCTGGAATGGCCGGATCTACGGTCCGAGGTGCCGCGCTCGAACGGGTTGGACGCGCAGTCGTTCAAGCCCCCACCCAGATCGCCACGGGCAACGTCACGCAGGGAATCCAGAACATGCTCGGAAACGCTGCGGCGGCTCTCGGCTACTCCGCAGTGGCCAAGGTGTTCGCCAAGGGTGCCGGAGTGACGGGTCTCCGAAAACGTCAGGATTTCCTCAAGGATTTGGAGAAAATCGCGGGCGCACCGCAGCCGCAGCAGATCGAACTCCTGCGCCGATACATCGGCGAGGATTCACGCGAGGAATAATTTCAACATTTTCCTTGCGGCAGAGTACGACACGGTGCAACATCTGCCCCGTGAGCGTAAAACTCCTCTCAACGAAGCAGATCGCCACTGCTCTCGGGGTCCACCCCGAGACCGTGCGCCGATGGATCCGTTCGGGGCGGCTCCCAGCGATGAAGGCCACCAGCCAAGTCATCCGGGTCCGCTCCGATGTGGTCGAGCAGATGCTCCGCAATCAACAAGACAAACAATGAACGCAATCGCAACGACAACGCAGCCATCATCCGAGATGTACGACAAGATCTCGGACCCCATCACCGCCATCGAGAAGATGGGCGAGTGGATCGCATCATCCGGCATGCTCGGATGCACCAAGGTCGAGCAGGGCAAACTCATCGCGTGGCAATGCGCCGCCGAGAAGAAGACCCCGTTCGACTTCAAGCGCGAGTACCACATCATCAACGGATCCTTGAGCATGCGCTCCGATGCCATGCTCGCAGGATACCGTGTTCGCGGAGGCAAGGTCCTTTGGAAGCAGTTCGACTCGAAAGCCGCCATCGCCATCTGGAAGTACGATGGCAACGAGTGCGAGATCGGCTTCACCGAGAACGATGCCCGCACCGCTGGCCTACTCCCAGCCAAGCCGGGTTCCGGGTGGGCCAAGGATCCGTCCGCCATGCTCCGCGCCCGCTGCATCTCCAAGGCAGTCCGCATGCTCGCGCCCGAGGTCGTCGCCGGGATCTACACCCCGGAGGAAACCGAGGACTTCCAGCCCGCTCCTTCGGAGGTCGCAGTCACACCGGCCAAGTCCTTCGACATCACCTCCAAACTCGAAGAGCTTTTCGAGTCACGCGAGACCGAGGTGAACCAACTCCTCATCGGTGCCGGACGAATCAAGGAAGGTCAGACCTTCCGAGACATCGACGACGTGACCGCTTCCAAGTACATCAAGCGGCCCGACCTCATCCTCTCCAAGCTCCCGGCTCCCGCCGTCGAGACCACCGTGGAGGTCGCACCGTGAAGTTCAAACAGATGGCGGCAGCGGATTACCACGCCCGACGCGCTCTCTCCAAGTCTGGCCTCGACCAGTTCCGCAAGTCGCCAGCCCACTTCCGCGCATGGCAGGACGGTGATGCCAAGCAGGAGTCCACTCCTGCCATGGAGTTCGGCACCGCCGCTCACATGGCTGTCCTTGAGCCAGAACTGTTCATCCAGAAGTACAAGCCGTTCAACGGGGACAAGCGCACCAAGGAAGGCAAGGCCATCTGGCAGGCCATCCTCGACTCAGGCCACACCCCTCTGGCAGCAGAGACTTGGGACTCGATCAACCACCTCGCGGCATCCGTCCACGCACACCCTGCCGCCGCCCAACTCCTCCACCGCATCGAGCCAGAGACCTCTTGGTTCGACAACTGGAACGGCATCGAGGTCAAAGCCCGACTCGATGGCATCGGAGACGATTACATCATCGACCTCAAGACCACCCAGGACGCATCGCCATCGGCGTTCGCAAAGTCCGTCGCGCAGTTCCGCTACCATGTCCAAGCCGCTTGGTATCAGCGCATCACCTGCATCCGCCGCTTCGTATTCATCGCAGCAGAGAAGGAGCCGCCTTTCGGCATCGCCTGCTACGAGCTTGATCAGCAGGCCATCGACCTCGGCAACGAGATCATCGATGCTCAGCTCGCCACCTTCCGCGAAT